TGTTTAATTCTATTGATCCTTTAGTTCCCATTAAAGTACGATTACCATATCCACCTTCATACATTACATCATCTCCTTTAGTTAAATAACCTTTTGCAGCAGCATATACTGCGGCCCCTGCGGCTATTCCTCCTATTGCTGCTATTGGGTTAAGGGAACGGATAGCTGTGATTGCTGCTGTGGCCGCTGCTCTTATTCCTATTTTTCCTTGTAAAAGTAACTTAGCTTTTTCTTGATTTATAATAACGGAATTTATAGCCTTGTATGTTCCTAACCCTGTAGCAGCACTTACAATTAAACTACTAAATTTAGTAGCGTATTGAAGTAGGTTAGCAAACATTTCTAAGGGTCCTGCTAAAGCTTGAGTTATTTTATTAATAGAAGTTTCTATGCTTTGATTTATGTCTAACTGTTTTAATTGTTCTAAAGAAACTCCGGCAGCATTTGCTCTTTGTTCTTCTGTTAAAGTATTAACTAATTTAGAACTCATTACCATATCAGCCATCTGCTGACGGCTCATATTTAGGGTTTTAGCTATAGCTTCTTGTTCTATTCTATTAGCAGTAGCAAAGCCTTTAATTAAATCCTCATTATTTTTAATTTCTTCAGTTAAACCAGCTAAATTATTTTGTAAAGCAAACCCTCTTGCCCTTTCAAAATTAAGTTGTTTACCAGTTATTACTTCAGCTTCGAATTCGGCTTGTAATGAACTTTCAATATCTAATAAACCATCAGCAATGTTATTTACGTCTGATAAGGATAGTCCTAATTGTTTTGCTTGAATAACTGCTTGGCCTATTTCATAGGCTGAATTACCCATTGCAAGGGCAATATCGCTACTAACATTTGCAGTTTCAGATAATATTTGTTTTTGACTAAATGCTTTAGGGACGGATTTGCTTAAAGCATCTAATTGGCCATTAAGATTATCCCCAGCAATTTTAGAGAATCTGGCTAAATTTCCAGATTCTGTAGCTGATAATCCTATAGCTTTAGTTATTTCACCTACTTCTTGTAGAGTTTCAGTTCCAAATGCTTCACGAGCATTTAAACCAAATTGTTCTGTTAAAGCTATTTGTGTTTGAATTAAATCAACACTAGTAAGTAAACCATCATTAAATAACCCTACTTCAGATGCACTTTCTCCAGTTAATCTTCTAAAATCAGTTTGAGCTTTATTTAAAGCAAAAACGGATCCTACAACTTTTGCAAATATAAGTGCTAATATATTAGTAGTAGAAAGTGTTCCTTTTAAGGTAGTTCCTATTTGGGTAGATAATTTAGCTTGGGATTTTAATGATTGATTTTGTTTAAGTAAACTAATTGCCGTTTTACGATGTTCAGCAGGTATTTTACCAGTTTTGTCCCTTAAATCCTCTATAGCTTTTCTATTTAATGCTATTTGACCTCTAACTGCTTTTGTCTTTTGAAGAACTTCATCAAATGGACTTTCTAATCCTATTTTTTTTAGAATTCCTCCAATGGCTTTAAATCCAGTACCTATTGGACCTAAATCTTTATCAATTTTAGCTAATGTTTCTCCTTGAATTCTTAATTGATCAGTTTGTTCTTTAGAAATAGCCAGAGCAGCTTCAAAATCTTTTTCTTGTTGAGCAGTTAAAGAACCATTTACTCTGATTAGTTGTTGCCTATCAAGTAAAATTTTATTTATTTTGGATTGAATTCCTTGAACTTCCTTATTAATATCAGATTGTTTAAGAATTCCAGCTCTTAATTTATCTTGAACATCTAATAAGCCGGAAGCTGATCGAGATAATGAAGTAAGGTCATTTTTAAAATTTCTTAAAAGAGCTTTACCTAAATCATCTATTTGATTAGTCTCTTCTTTAAGTTGGCGAGCAAAGTTAGCAGATATACTAGTAAGAGTTTCCCCAAATATTGCAGCTGTTTCTTCTGCTATAGATTTAAATTCTTTTCTAATGTTATCTCTTTCGTCTGCCATGGAGAGTTATATAATATAAATATGAAAAGTGCCTACTTTTTGGTAGGCACTGATGCATTATATACGTTAGCAGGATTGATATTAGGTCTTGCTATTTGTTTGGGGTCATTTTTAAGCATGTTTTGTTGCTTATTTTGGGCCTCTTCTTGTTTTGCATAATATTCTTCTATTTTCTTAAAAGTAAAATTACGAAGCCAAATAGGCATATTATATAAGGTATGCCAATCGTACCCCCCATTACCATGAAATATAATTTCATGTATTTGAGAAAATAAATTTTGTCTATACTCAGGCGTCAGGCCAAAAAAAGTTAAGATTAATTGGTATAGCGATGCCCTCCTCTACATCGTCGCCATTATATACCAATTCTACATCAGGAGATACACGTTTAATTTCATCGCGTAATGCCCTAGAATCTCTGGCTAATAAATAATTGTCTACAAATTCTCTAATTGTTTTCTTTTCAGTATCATTATCCACTGAAGTGATGAGGTATTTTAAACGAGTAGATACTTCGGGTATACTATCTTTATTAATTTTTTGTAAACCTTGAATTTCTCTTTCTATAGATTTTTCATCTCCATGTGTTAATAACTTATAAGTAATTGGGGTTTTTGAATGTGGTAAAATAAAACTTAATTCATTTACACCTTCCTTAAGTAAATTATTAGGATCTAAAACCTTATCTTTTAAAGTTGTTAAATCAATTTCAAAATCCTCAACTTGGCTATTATTTGAATTATAGGCTCTAAAAGTATAATCTTTACCATATCCTAATACACGAGATGCAATTAATAATGCATTTTTATCTCCAATTATGATATCGTTAATGTTTATTTTAGAGACAATCAGCGATTCAATGAGTTTATCCAACACGATACCTTTTGAGATATAATTCTGGTTAGTAAGGATATCTTCTTCCTTAGCTGTCATGTATTTCATTTCTATCTTGCCGGATGATAGCGGGTTGTCCTTAGGATATATTAATCCTTTAGAGGGCAGTTCAACAATTTCGGTTGGGAATTTGAATTTGTTTTCTGTAACGTTTTCTTCCATACTATAAATAACTTATTTGTGTATATAAATATACGAAAAAGAAAAAGGTGTTCCAAATGGAACACCTAATTCAGGGGTATGGAGGGTTGGGGTATTAGAAGTTAAGTATGCAATAATCCATTGCAATTGTGATATCTAAATTGATAGCAGCATCTGCTGACCAATCATATTCACCAAAACTAGCAGTTTTAACATAAGCACCTTTGATCACCCATTCGCTTACGATATCGCCTACAGGACCTAGGATATCTAATGTCAAATCTTTTTTATAAAAATCTGAATATCCGTCACGACCTGTTACTGATTCGTGAGCTAAACGTGCCCATTCCATTACGGCTTGAGCTCCTGATGGGGTTACAGGGTCATATAAACCTAAGGTCATATCATTCCAACGAACTTTACCTTTTACTTTACGGTAAGTGTTAATATGATCTAAGGTGATTTCACCAGCGTCGAATCCAGGTGCAGTTGCGTTCTTGATTAAGTAAGCGGGAATACCGTCTACGTACAAGATAAACCTGTTTTGTACCTTTGGTTCAAAGGCGGTGAACATTATTTCATTGGGATCTAATACTGCCATGTTATTTTATGTTTATTATAAATATTGCCTATTTAAACTTTTAGAATGATACTCCGGTTGGAGTTACATTAAAGTCTAAGATTATGTATTCAGCTGTTTTAGTTGGTTGCAAATAAATTTGTCCTACCATTTGATTTCTATCAATTACATCAGCTGTGTTGTTTGTATCATCCATTACAACTCTGTAAGAATATAATCCTTGACGTTGTTGAATTGATTCCATATAAGGGTTAACAGCAGCTAAGAATCTATTACGTGTTGCAGCAGTATTTTGTTCAAACAATAATGTTTTACCAATGTTACCAACTGTACGTTTCAATTCAATTAACAATCTACGAACGTTTACACGATCGAGTGCTGTTGCCTTAGTTTGTAGTGTTTTCTGACCGAATACTACTGTTCCATTTCCTGGGAATGTAGCGATTGGGTTAACTTTAGCTAAGTATAATTTATCACGATCAGCTGGTGATAATTTTCTTTCTGCTTGAATTACACCACCTACACCACCTCTGTTAAATCCAGCAGGTGCGAACCATTCAGCTCCAATTCTATCGTTAGTTGCATATACTCCTGGAATTGCTGTTGAAGCAGGTGCCCATACTAATTTACCAGTTTCACCTGATTGTAGTTGAACCCAAGGCCAGTAAGTAGCACCGTAACTTGAATCTACAGTGGCTGCTGAGGAAATAGTTTGGTTAATAGTTGAACCATAATTTCTTGTATCTACAATTGCAATTGCATCTCCTCTTTGAGTAACAGTATCAATTGCTGTGTTTACAGCAACTAATCCGTTTTGGATTGTTACACCAGGAATAGCTAAAATTTCGTAATCGTATTCGTCTTGATTTTGTAATAGAGCTAAAGAAGCTGTATAATAAGAAGCTTCTAGACCTTGGATAGATGAAACATCAATTTCATCAAACATTTTTAATCTAGTATTTCCATTAGCACCATCACCATATACATTACCTAATCCGTTTGCAAATGCACCTTCTAAAGATCCACTTCCTACTGCTGGTAAAGACGAAGTATATTCTGATTTGAAGTTTCCTTCATTATCTAAGTAATTTAATGTAGGTAATCCAACTGAGGACACTCTTACATAACGGCTGTTATTAATATAAGATCCTGTAGTTTGAATAAATT